AAAAAGAAGGGTCTGCCCCCCGCCTAAACGGGGTTGGAGCAAACCTATGGGATTGAGCGCTACGAGCCCTTTCAACTCTCTCGAAAGAACACGCCTAGACTAATGCCCGAAAACGTGTGTAGCTACTAAGATCAGAAGAACAGACGAACTGAAAAACAGAAATTGCCCGAGTGTTGGATACGGGATCATACAAACTCGCACGAACCAACCAAACAGGTCTTAAAATTGGCAACATCTTGCTATAGCGCCGTTGCGTAGCGCTGTGGTGTACGTGAGAAACCCCTCACGTCGCAGAAGTAAACTTCGGGGGCCCGATGAACATGAGCAACTCATAGTCATCTGCAGGTTGGCGAACACAAGAAAAGGTAACGGCACCACCATTCGCACCTAATGCCTGAGCACCTCCAACCATAAGTGACAGGCTGTTACTACGCAAGTACAAACTAGTAGCAGAAACAGTTGTAGTAAGGGCATACTGGATCGGAACCATGGTGGATGTCTGCCAAGGGGGCATCAGGAGCCGAACCATGGCTCCATCCGACAGGGGTTGGACGTCCGAGCAGGCCGGGGTGGACGGATTGACATCCTGCCCGAACATACCTACGTTGGAAGCGTTTGGGGGCCGACACCCTGCTGAGACGTATCCGAACGCGGTAGAATTAGCAATAGGCACATTAGAGCTGGAAGGCGTAGTGGAAACATAGCCCTTCACACGCATGCAGCCACGATTGAACCTGAAGTAGGGGCCCAACAGCCCCAAAAAGTCCTTGGTCCTAACAGCCGTGCCGGCTCCAGTCCCAGTAGAACCCCCAATCAAGAAGGGATTGAAGTAGACAGCAGGTGTGAAACCATTGCTAGCCACAGTCTGTGTACTAAACATCAAATTGTTGGGCAGGTTGCAAGGTAACTTCACCAACTGCCTAAGGGACAACAGCTTCTCGCCAACACACAACTGCGCCGTCTCCACTTGATGACCCACCACCTTGGCGTCAGCGAGCGTGGTGATGACAGCAACAGAACTACCTCCAGACTGGGGCTTGTTGAGGAGGACAGACGGAGGGGTCTTTGAAACCACCAATGTACCACTAGGAACAAGGGGGTAGAGAGCGGGGATCGGGGCAGGAGAGAACCACTCAGAGCCTTCGCCCATGGCGGTCTCAATAATGAGGTCAATGTTGTTGGCAACTGTTGGGGGGGCCTGCAAGGTGTTGACAACAATGATCTGAAAGCTGCCGTACGAGCCGAAAAGCCCGCCCTGTTGGGTACCAAGATAGGGAGTCTGAGCTGTGAACGGGAGCTCATAAGTCAACTCCTCGATGCTAGCAAGGTCAACTATCTCGCGATGAACATACTCGGCCTGAGTGAGATTCTGAGCAGTAATAACCCCCGGGAAGAAGCAGAACATCAACCTTCCAGTGTGCATCTTAGTCTTGACAAACTTGACGCGAACCCTCATGTTGCCACGCCAGAAATTAAACATGAGCCCCAGCATCTGGTGAGGCTTGGGGTAGGACAGCTCAGGGCCAGTGTGCTGGTACGGGCCACAGGCGAAGTTGAAGATGTTAGTGCCAGCGGCAACAGCAGTCAGGTTTACCGTGGTGAGGTACCCAAAGCGAGTGACAAAAGCATCTATGGTCATCTCATCCTCAGTCTTGCCAACAAGCTTAGGCTCCAGCTTGAGCGAAGGCTGCACAGTCATGGCTAAGGGCATCGAGACGTCCGGACCCTCGACGTTCGTGTAATACGGAAGAGCATTGGACGACACGATCCGAGGCTTCTCATCGATAGGGAACCGACTAAAGCCAAGAGCAGCGGCCACTCGGGAAGCAGCGCGAAGTGCCCACTCGGCAGGACCAGCAACACTCGCTAAGACAGGTACCGCAGTCGCCATACGCGCAACAGTGGCACCAGCGTCCAAGGACTGAGAAATGGACGTCGACTTCTTCTCAGCTTCGGCAGGGAGCTTAGTGTGAGCAGCGACCTTGTGTGAACCTGACTGGAACGAGTTAGGGGTCGGATTAAACAGCTCCAGGTCATCCTCATTCCAGTGGGCGTACATATTCCAGGAGACGGACGAAGAACCAGAGGCAACCTTGAGCTGATTATAGACCATGACCAAGACCTGGCCCATCTGAGGTCGGAGAGTGGCAGTATTCGTGACAAGGTCGCAGAAAGTCACAGGCAAGGCGAAGGGAATCCGCATCTCGCACGCTGTCTCCTTGCCGAGATTGAGCTCAACAGAGGGCAGGAAACTCCAGGAGGAGGGGTCTTGGAATCGACCTCCTTGCGTACTGTCGTAGTCAAACATCGGGTAGAAAATCAACTTCAACAGACCCTGCTGGAACGGATTGGCAGTGGCGAGCAGCCGCACTGTAATAGAGCCTCGAATGCCCTGGAAACCGTCCAACTTGCGATAAATGACAGGAAGATCAAGAAGCAACTCGGGCAAAGCGCCAGAGAACTCAACGGTGCCAACAGCATCAGAACTTGACCACGTGCCACTCGCGATCTGGATAGGGCGACAAAGGGTCTTCTTGAGGGTCATCTGGAAATCCGTAGTCATGGCAGCAACGTAGCTTGGGGGAGCAAAGGTTGTGGCCTTAGGATCAGACATCTCCACAGCAAGAGCCCCGCGGAACGTTGTAGTAACGTCAGTGGACTGGTTCTCCAAAGTAGTAACGTGTGGCATGGTGTCTGCCAGGGTGGGGCCAGAGGGGCCAGAAGCCGAAGGGGCTGGGGACGCGGCGGCGTCCTTAGTATCAATTGTAGAGACTGAGCGATGTACCTAACTCCACAGCGTAACATCATTCGCAGGGAGGTGGAATTTAGTCCTGAATAGGACAAGTGGATCACAGGCGATAACTCCTTAAACGCAACAGTGAACGCCTTCGCCTCCGAAGAGGCAGGGATAGCAACTCCCTCTAGACAACATTGAGCCAGGTTCAGCAGTGGGCCAAAGGGGCCAGATGCGTGTTTAACGTCCCGCCGGACGGGGTCAGGGCCGATACTCATCCTTGATGGCCTTCACGGCCGTCTGCGCCACGTGCCAAGGCAGTGGCGCAAAAGGCTGTTTAAGCGTCTTGATAGCAGCTGCAACAATGCGCCGACTCTCACGGTCATAGACAGCGGAGCCGTGCAAAGCCAACTAGCAAAGAGCCATATTAAAGGTGCCACGCAGATCAGTATCACTAGGGTCGTCAGTACGAACCCAACAGAAACTGTCAAACAGGGCATCAAGATCAAGGGCCCCAACATAACGGCCCATCTCATCAGAGTAGTACAGACGGCGCTTAAGGAACACAGGATCATCCTTCGGGAAGGCCTCAGTGATAGGCTCTTTGTTCTCACGGGTGACCTCCATGCCATACGAGGCGCAGAAGTCACGGAACGTGATAGCATTAAGCTTGTCCTGAAGGTCAGGAGCGACAGAAGTAATAAAGTCGTCACCAAGAGTCGCGCTAAAAACGCGACCTGAGCGACAAATCTCAAGAACAGTCTCCCAGGATTGAAGGTCAACCTGAAGAGCAATCAAGGGCTCGAGCTTGGAGTACCATGAGTTGATAAGAGCGGTGAGGAAGGAGCCACTGGGGTGACCCATAGCAGCCAAGTAAACCCAAGAGACGCCACGGTTACGATCAGCATTGAGCAGTTGCATGGCCTCGGGAACAGACCAGACCGGACGGTCCGGGTCAAGGGACTCGACCTCAGCCAGGAGGTCGACACGCTGCTCACGAGTAAGTGACACAGGGAAGGTGAGGTGGAAGGGCTGAACGAACTCAAGAGACAAAATGAGCCGAACGTCGTTATCCGGTGATGGCCCATACCAGTCGTTGATCGCAAGGAAGATAGCGTCAAGTAGAACAGGGTGCTGACTCATGTCGAACCGCTTCTTGTCCCCAGCGAACTGCTTGAACCCATCCTTGAAAAGGCGTAGGCAAAGGTCATTCATCTCATCGGCATACGGATTCATGCCTATAGCCAAGCCATTAGCACCTTTGTTCTCCTGGGACCAAGCGGCAAATCCTCCAAAGAACATGCGATTGATGAAAAGCAACTCAACGGGGCCAACAACAACAACTCTAGTAGAGCACTGAGCAACCTTCTCAAGAGTCCGGCGCTCATCCTTGAGGACATCCATATTCAGGAACAAGGGGCGAACGCCAGCCCGAAGCATCGCAACCTTCACAGCCAAGTCGCGCTTGAACTCCTCATACAAGACAGGGTCAGAAAACAAGGCCTGCTTAGTGTTCTTACCAGTCAACACCCAATGGTAGCCGACGGAGGTCTTAAGATCAACAGCACGTAAGACAGACCCCGGAATGCCACGCAAGGCCTCCTCAACAGAGAGCACGCGCCGCCAGCGCTTGAGGTCGGACACCTCATTCCTGTTGCCTTCACAGACGATCTTTGAGACAAGAAGATTGAGATCCTGGACGCACGGAAACGCCGGAACCTCAGTCTTCATCTTGGCACGATTGAGGTAGTACGGTGAGCGCCACTTGCCATCGACCTTAGAGACCCCCAATGTGGCAGGTCCCGTCTTCAGGGGGAAATCATCGGCACAGGGAAGAGGGCGCAATTTGGACTTAACAGAGCCGTGAAAGGCAGGAACAGCACCAACCGTAGCAGCAGGCCAACACTGGGGCATGTTGTTCGGAGGTGGCGGGGGGAGCTTGGCGTCCATGTACTTGAGAATCCTAAGGTCAGGGTACACGCGCCGCAACTCAGCAAGCTCAAGGTCCACCCACTCACGCAACAACGGAGCAGCCCCAGCTATGACACCGTTCCCACACTTATGGGCACCGGCGTAGTAGAAACCAGCGCCCAAAGAGTTGGTAACTAAAGGCAAGCCACACTGGCCGCCAACAGTCTTAAAGTGGTAAGAAATGTTCACTGCGTTAACGTAGGGATCATCCTTGTCGACGGGATTGCGGTACCCACCAACAGTGGCGTCGATGAGAGCTTTGTGGTAATAACATACTCAAAAGGGGCATCCATACGCCCAAGCACAGGCGCCAATATGGTGAGTTGGTCACGTTTTTCCAAAGCGTCAGTACTCGGGATGTGCTTAATGAAATCACAGGCATGGGGAACACCAGAATTAGCAAAATGCACAACAACGAGGTCCAACATCTTAGTAACGTCATCACGATGGGCCTTAGCAAAAGAGTCAACCAGGACCTGGAACGACTCATTCTTGATCCCAAAGCGACGCAGCCAGACGTGCTTCTGTCCGGTAACCTTCGCACGAGCCAACACAATGTCACAGGTATGGGCATTAGCAACAAAGACCTTGTCTACCAGGGGCGACACGTGACCGACAGTCTCAGTGGACTCGGGGTCCAAAAATATGTGGTAAACGTGCGACAGAATCTTCGTCATCGGGCCTGAGAGATCATCATACCCTTGGGCCTCATTGGACTCCCCATTGACAACGGAAAACCGACCGCCCTGGGAAACCATGGGCAGCCGGCGGAAAGCCTCCTGCTGACGCTGACGCAATTGGGCGAGGCCGCCCTTCTTGCGGCCCTGTATGTGCTTGACCGGGAAAGACTCAGGCTCGTTAGTAAGAGCAGTCAGCTTGCTAACCAAGGCGTAAGTACCAAAAGCGACAGCCAACACGCCGCCAACGGCGACAACCCACTTCCAGTGGTCAAAAAAGAAGGCGAAGAGGTCACCAACACGCTCCTTAAAGTTGATAGCACACATGACAAAGAAATTTCCAAAGTAAGATTTGTGGCTCAAAGTGGTACGAGCCCTAATCTCCTCGTCAGTGGGGAACTTCTCAAACTCCTCCCTCTCGTGGTCCTTGCCCTTGAAACCGTTCTCACCGAACCGGTCCCAACACGCAGACATCTCGTCAAACAACGGGGGCTCTTCAAGCTTACAGGACTTAGCCCAAACACGCATGGCCTCAGTGATGTAAGCGGAATAGTCATTAGAGAACTCTTCCCACGTCAAACCAACGTCAGTGATAAAGGGCAAAAGAACATGATAGGCAACAATGGTGCGATCACTAGTGGGGCCACTCTTCTGGAGGGACAAGAGATAAGAGGACACAGCGTCGCGGAACATTGAAGCCTTCTGCATGCCACCCTTCTCATGATCGTAGAACTGCTTGCAAAAAGAGGCAGGCGATTGAGCGACATTAACACCTTGACGGGCCATGAGCTTCTTGGCAAAATCAGCAGCATCAAACCCGGGTGGAAGCAGCGACGGCTCAGGAGCTATGCGATTGAAGACGTTCTGCTTGAGCTTGCGGAGCTCGAGAACGCGGGCAACAATCTCCAATGGGTTAATCAACTTCTCAGTAAGAGTGGGGTTGTCGTTATCGCCCATGGCATAATAGGTCAGCTTATACGGACTGCACCGCTCCGAGAAGGACGGCAGAGCGTTGATGGCCCCAAGCTTCACCTTGTCAACAACAAATCCGTTAGCGACCTCCTTAGAAGGAGTAAGGAACTCATCCATGAGGTCAACTCGAACACAAATATCAGGGCGACGACGAACTGCCTTAATGTCGGTGACACCCCCAGTGGCAGGGACCATCATGTTGGACGATATGAAGACAAACTCACTTGTAAAATACGTCTTGCCCTTGGAGTCAACATCAGCCATGTGCAGCAGCGCAGCCTGGCCGTTGAGAATGCGGATCACATCCAAAGCCGCGGAGTCGCCACCAGGCACCTCAGCCTTCTGAAGGAAATCATCAACAAGAGTCACTATCTGACGGGCGTAGCCATCCCAGTACTCCGTCTCAGGGGTACGATGGTAGATGAAAGCATTGGTATGACGAAGAACATCAGCACGCACAGGCTCGGGGAGAACCTGCAACAACACCTCAATAGCCATCATCTTGATAAGGGTACTCTTACCCCGACCAGGCAAGCCGCCGAAGTAAACACAAACAGGCTCAGGACGATCACTCACAAAGTTGGGGTTGAAGGAGACACAACGATCTCTCTGAACAGCCAGATCATGAAGAATCTTGGCAAGACGGGCCCGAGCTTGGGGATCGTCACTGATAGAGCGCAGGAACTGAGTATGGGAACGCCCCTCCTCAATGAGCTTGTTCAGGATGCCCAAGGACATATGGGAAGCAGCGATATCACCTTTGGCCATCTGATCACCAAACCGCTCGGCGCGGCCGGCCCAACCAGTAAAGACATCCCGATTAGCAAAAAGGGACTCGTAAAGTGGGAACTTGTAGTGGCCACGGACCTTGTTGAGCAACTCAAACAAGATCCGGGTAACAAACTCGACAATAGAATCTATACCCTTAATGACACTAGGGAAAGAGACAACAAAGTCCTTCAGGCTAGCAGCAAAACCTTCTTTCTTCTGTCCAACAGTAAGCATACCGCCGCTGAAGACGGCCACAAGGAGCTTAGAAATGTAGCTGCTATCAATCGGAATAGCAACATTGGGATCAGGTGCGGGTAAGGCTTCGCCACCCACTTGGGGTTCCATATTCCTCTTCGCCCAGCCAGAAAAGTCAGCCATGGCATCTGGAGGGACGAAGGGACGGGCCCCGGGAAACCGGGACTCATAAGTGCCAAAGAAAGTCTGGAGAATGGCAGAAGTGGCCGTGAACCCGGCCCACATCGAAAACGCCATATAAAGAACAAGAGCAACACTCCCAAGAACTCTATAACCATGTTGAGCGGCCCAACACATCAGCGACAAACTGAGCATGAGGACCAACAGGATAAGGATCAGCTTAATCCAAGGCCAGGCGGCAGCAATGCCATCACCAACTGAGGAAAAAGTCTTGGAAAAATTGTGGACAGCTTCAGTAAGACTAGAACAGGTAGAAGCAAAGCTACTGGCACTAGCGCCAAGAGCACTGAACCAAGAAAAGTTGAAGCCGAACTGAGGGCTGTTAGAAGGATCAACAGCCAGACACAAGTCCGTGAAAGCCACACGAGCTCTCTCAACATCCCGATCCTGGGTCTGCCTCTTTTGGTGGGCACGCTCAGCAGCGCGCCGAATCCTCTTAGAATCAGAGGCAATTTTAGGGTGGCGCTTAACAGCACGCGCAACCACAAACTGAGGGGCATGGACACGTTCCTCTCGACGAGCAGAGGAAACAGAGTTGTCAACAACAAAGTCATGAGAGCCAAACGTGGAAATAACAGCGGAAGCCCCACCACGTTTCTTCTTACCATCGGAGGACTGAGCTTCGTTGATGACGCCAGGACAGAAGAACTCAGACATGGCAGTCGCAATAAGCGACCTAGCACGGTAATATAATGGATAATACCACGGATACCGACGATTGCGAGACAAAAGCTCGACTTGGCAACGCGCAGTAGCGTCCTCAAGAGCGGCCAGGTAATCACGACGGGCATGGAATCGAGCTGTATCGATGCGAGAAAGAGAGACACGCTCTTCTGCATCCCAGACCTGCAACTCAATATTGAGGGGCTCACGGGACATATCGTCACGAAGGGCCTCCAAATTCATTTGGGCTTGGTCCCAGGCCAAATTAAGAGCAATCAAGTGAGAGAGACGTCTAGCCAAGACAGCATCGTCAATGGCAAGAGCCTCAACGCGGGAAAAGAGGCACCAATAAGGAGGAACAACGGGCTCACAATGATCAACAACCTCCTGGTAAAAAGGGGCAATATCGTCGAGGCCGGTATATTCACCGTTGGCCCCGTTCAGTTGAGAACGAACCTCAACAAGGCGTTTTTGGAGGGAAAAACGCCGGGAAGCCAACAAAATCAAACAAGACTGACGATTAAGTATCTCAGCATAATGAGGACTGTCTGAGTAGGGCGAGCAAAGCCTAGCTGCATGCGCAAGAACGCGCAAATGATACACCTGAATAGAAATCTGATCCGTGACAAACCGGATCTCAGAAGGTATTCCACTAGGGGATGCCAAAAACTCGAGATGAGCTAGAGAGGCATCGGAAACGCGAAGGGAGTCGCGAGGCTCTAGTGCACTGTCTGTGCGGGCTTCAGTGGTCTGACCACTACGGGGCAAAACGATAGGCTTTCCTTCGTTGTACATTCACAGTCTGACGATTCAAACACAAAATACGTCTGTTTTTACATGTAATGCACCTTTGGTTTAAAAATACCTTGCGGGGTGGTGCCCCGCCAGGCTCTAAAAACTAATGTAATAGAGCTAGGACACTTGCGGAAAAACACGTTTGTAGTTCTACGAATCTATACGCTACTTGGTGAAAATCCGGGTTATCCGACCAGGGATTAATCCAGGCCCAAAGGGTTATACGCATGTCTTGTGTTATAGCAAGGCCATCCAAATCCGTTGTTACTAACTGGTTGTACCCAGTGTTTACGCGGGGGACCCTCACTACCCATCTTGGGCATAAGAGCAATGTGACTTCAATCACAGAAGGAGCACAAGTGTAAGAGAAGCACCAACTAATATTGGTACCGTTACGACAGCGAATTAAGCTAAAAAGCAGCTGAAGGCAGAGAGATACAATACTCTCAACGGGACAGACGAATCTCTAATAGAAAGAGGTTAAACACCAGAAAGAGAGAAAGTTGCAACTAAAATAACAATATAAATAACGAGCTAGTGTTACATAGTGATACAAATGAGAGTAAAGAAAGATTAAAATCGAGACGTATTCCACACGTAAATAAAGCTAAACAACTACATACGTGGGGTCAATCGAAGTCCAAAACAAG